CTGGTGGTGGTTCTGGTCATAACGATCAAGGTGGTGGCGGTGGTGCTGGTGGTTTACGAGCATTCACTTCACAATCATTAACTCCGAGTAATTACACAGTAACTGTTGGCGCAGGTGGTCCAAGTGGAGTTTCTCCTACAAATGGAAATGATAGTCAATTTGGTAGTTTAACTATTTCAACTGGTGGCGGAAAAGGCGGTGGATTCCCAACGCAAAGCGGTTCTGCTGGTGGTTCAGGCGGTGGCGCTGGCGGTGGTTCAGGTGGTTTTGGAACTGGTGGAGCGGCAAGTCCTAGTGGACAAGGTAATGCTGGTGGTACTTCTAGTGGTAATGCACCTGCTGGTGGTTCAGGCGGTGGTGGTGCTGATGCAGTAGGAAATGGTAATTCACAACAAACTGGTGGTTCAGGTGGAATAGGTTCATCTACTTATTCTTCTTGGGGATTAGCAACATCCACAGGTCAAAATGTAAGCGGTACAGTTTATTATGCTGGCGGTGGTGGTGGCGGTGGTGGTGCTACACCTAGTTCAGGTAATGGTGGTGGTGGTGGTTCAGGCGGTGGTGGTCGTGGTGGAGATCACAGCACCAACGCAAATATAACTAATGGATTAGCCAACACTGGTGGTGGTGGTGGCGGTGCAGCAGCAAGTGGTGGACTTTCGGGTGCAGCAGGTGGTTCAGGTATTGTCATTGTGAGGTATGCGGTATGAGTAGTTGGGCAGAAATAAATTCAGATAATAAAGTTATTCGGGTTCTTGTTGGTGATAACAATGACCTAGCAGGTGATGAAGGTTATCAATGGTTGATAGATAATCTTGGTGGCACTTGGATAAAAACAAGTTACAATTCTAATATCAGAGGCACATACGCTGGTATCGGATATATATATAATCCTGATGAGGATATATTTGTAACTCCACAACCTTATCCATCTTGGACAAGATCAGGTTCTTTTTGGAATCCACCAACTCCTAGACCTACCGAAGGTTTTTGGACTTGGGATGAAGTTAGCCTAAGTTGGGTTGAAAGCACAATCCTCTGAGATTGTTCTAAATATGGAACACATACCATTGGAGATCATCAAAGAAAAACTGCGGGATAGATATGAAACCCAAGGTTATTCAATGGCTATGTTCAATAATGATTTTAATTTATTATTACGCTTAAATGTTCATCCCCAGGCGGCAACTACTGAGGATTTACAAAGGCTAATAATGAGCGTTAAGGCAGCCTCTACAAAAGGTACCTACGCCGCAAGAGTTCGCAGTATCTTTAAGGCCCTGCGCAAAATGGGTTTAATTACTAATCAGGCTGATCTTGATTTGCCAGCCGTTCGCAAGAAGCGTGGGTTACCTCACCCGCTAACGCCAGGCGAAGCCGAATTAATTATGACTAAGGCAGAACTGCCAATGCGAGATTGGTTCATAATCGGCTGCAAAGCAGGATTGCGGGCTATGGAGGTTGCCAACCTTCGTGGAGTAGATTTAGAAAAAGTAGATGATGGGCATATTCTCAGAGTTGCTGGCAAAGGTGGAACTGATTTATCTGTACCAGTAGCCGATATTGTTGCTCAAACAATTTTAAAGCACGAAACACCAGGCAAAATTTGGTCAGTTACTCCTAACCGATTAACCAAATTATGTTCCTTGGAAATGAAGCGGCTTGGAATTCCAAAGAAAACCTTTCACGCCTGCCGCCATTATTTTGCAACCAATATGCTAGAGCGATCAAACGGCGATCTGCTAGCAGTAAGAGATTTGATGAGGCACTCATCAGTTGCAACCACTCAGGTTTATACGCAACTCGCCAGCGGTAGAACTCGATCATTAGTGAATCTGTTGTAAGTTATGCTGCTATTTGATTTTCCAGATGTAACAAAAAGCATCGATGATGCCGTCGATGCTATTGAGGATTCGGGGCTTATCTAAGGAGAGTAATGCCAATCAGTTCAGCCCAAGTAACAGTTACCACTAGCCCAACTTTATTAGTTGCAGGAGATGGTGTTGCTGAGGGAGTTTACCTTCACGCAAAGCATACGATGTATCTTGGTGGATCAAATGTAACTTCAAGCACTGGTTATCAAATGGATAATGGAGATAAAATAACCATTAACAACCACGAATCTCCTATTTATGCTATTTCAGGATCAGGTACTGGAACGATGCAAGTGTTAGTAGTTACCAAATGACCGCTAACGAATGGGCTTCAATCGCTGTTGCGGTTGGAACCTTAACTGGATTTTTAGTTGCAGGTGTAAGATTTTTAGTTAAGAGTTATCTTTCCGAACTTAAACCCAATGGTGGAAACTCGGTTCGGGATCGCATTGATAGTATAACCTGCCAAGTTGATCGGCTAGAAGCCAGGATAGATGAAATTTACAGATTATTAGTTAAAAAATAAAAGGGGTGTTATGAGTAAAGTAGTTGCGATAGCCAAAGCACAAATTGGCTATAAAGAAGTTTCTAATAATGAAACAATCTTTGGTAAATGGTATGGCGCAAATAACCAACCTTGGTGCGCTACCTTTGTTTCCTGGTGTTTTAATGAGGCTGGTTTAATATCTAATATTGCAGCACAAAGCAAGAAGGGGTTTGCCTCTTGCGATGCGGGCCTTAAATGGTTTGCTAAGAAAAACAAAGTAATTCCAATAGGTCAGGCTCAGGCTGGAGATATTGTATTTTTTCAATTTGATGATGATGCCCAACCTGATCATGTCGGAATCGTAAAGTGGAACAACACTGCGCTAAAATACCTGCAAGTTATCGAAGGTAATACCTCAAGTGGTAATGTAGGAAGCCAATCAAATGGAGATGGTGTGTATCTTAGGAAACGCTCCTACTCCCTGATAATGGGCGTAGTTCGCCCTTAAAGGATGAATATGAATAAATTAGTTGCTAAATTAAAAGACCCTAAAACAATTGCTGCTTTTAAATCTTATGCAAGAGCAGTACTAGCATCAGCGGTAACAATGGGAATTGCACTCGCTGCTGATCTTGCTCCTCAATATGCAATCTTGATCGGCGGAATTGCAGCCCCTCTTGCAAAGTGGGCAGATAAGACAGAGCAAGAATACGGCCTAGGTTCTAAGTAAATAAATGAATCGGGGGAAAATTTTAGATGAGGCTAAAGCGCTCACTTACGCCGACAGGCAAGATGATTATGGAACGCCTGCTATTAACTTTAATCGTATCAGCAGGCTTCTATCTGCTTATCTGGATTGCGAGATAACACCAGAGCAAGGCGCTATGATTTGCGCACTGATCAAAGTAGCAAGATCAATGGAAACCTATAAGGCAGATAATTACATTGATGGCGCTGCTTATTTTGCGATTGCGGGGGAGTTAGCAAATGGTGGATAGTGATTTAATAGTTCTTATTCCAACTAGGGGGCGGCCTGATAATGCCGTTGCTTTAGAACAGGCTTTTGTAGATACAAATACAAAGGCTGTAAGATTTTATATTGTAGATTTTAATGATGAAACTCGAAGCCAGTACTCCTGGAAACTGCCAGTTGAATCTGTAATTATGATTCATAATGAAACTGGTGGGATGGCTTATCCACTAAATTACATCGCCCGCCAATTTATAGGCGAGTTTGATAACTTTGCATTTATGGGTGATGATCACCGCCCAAGAACTGCTAACTGGGATGAGAAGTTTGTTGAGGAACTTTATACAGGCTCAGATATTGTTTATGGCAACGATCTATTCCAAGGCTCAGCCCTACCAACTGCGGTTGCGATGTCAGGTGAGATTGTAGAAGCCTTGCGAGGAATGGTTCCTGATACTCAGCGCCATTTATACTTAGATAACTTCTGGCTAAAACTTGGTCAGGATTTAGGCAAGATCAAATACCTACCTGATGTAATCATTGAGCATTGCCACGCCTTTAATGGTAAGGCACCGATGGATGAAAATTACGCCAGGGTAAACGCTCCTGAAGTTTATTCAGCCGATAAAGTTGCCTATGATAATTACATTACCAGCGATCAATACCAAACGCTATTGGGTAAATTAAAATGAAATTAAATGATTTGTTTGATGCAATTATTGTTGTGAATTTAGATAGACGACCTGACCGATTAGCGGCGATAACACATCAATTAGATTCTTTACAGGTAACTTGGAAAAGATGGCCAGCGATTGATGATCGTGGTACTGATATGACACCTATTTTTTGTAATGTGATGAATGGTGTAAATAGATTGTTATATGCACAATGGAAAGAATATAAACAAATATTATTGTTAGATGATGATTGTGAATTTGTAAATGATTTTGAAACCAAATTAGATGAAGTTTGGCCACAAATCCCCGATGATTGGGATACGGTCAGTTTTGGCGATCATTTGATTTCAGCGACACCAATTACAGATAAAATACAAAAAATAGATTCATCTTATGGTGGCCATGCAACCGCAATAAAAATGAGTTGCTTACCTGTATTATTGAATGGATTTAAAGGTAAGAATTTTGCTGATTTAGAATTAAATGCCATGAGCGGTAATTTAAATAGATATGTTATTGAACCTGGTTTAATAGGGCAGGGCCGTTATGAATCAGATTTAGTTGGCGGTATTAGACCTAATATTTACAATTTGTGGCAATAATGAAAATCTTAATTACAGGCGATGAAGGTTTT